GTCCAGGAGTGTTTACGAACGAAAAAGATCTTTCGTTTCTTCCTGCAGGAATCGCAGCAATAGGAGCTGCAATAATTGGTCCTTCATTAAAAGGACCTGCTTTTGTACCAACCGTAATTACTAGCTTTAACGACTTTATTGCTAAATTTGGTGGTCTAAGCGAAGACACTTATTTACCTTATGCTGTACAAAGCTACTTAAAAAGTGCATCTACAGTAACAGTAGTACGTGTTTTGCAAGAAGGCGGATACAACGCAAACTCATTTCATATTATAGCAACTACAGGATCTGTAAACAAGTTAATTGGTGTTGTCATGCCAACTACTACAGTAGGTAGTTCAACTGGAAAAGGCTTTGAAAAAACTTCATGGGCATTTCCAAGTGGTAGTATCACAGGATCTTTTGGAATTACATTATCTGGTTCTGGTGTAACAGCTCAGAACATTACAGCTTCTGCAAACCCAACTAGTGTAGATTCATTTGCAAATGTACTAGGTACTTCAGTAAAAGGATCTAAAAAAGGATATATGTACTCTTATTTCTCTGAGTATGTTACTTCTATTGCAGGTCTATCAGGATCTACAATCACTTTTGTATCACAATCAGCAAATGCTTTAGTAAACTTATCTGGTTCAGCTGGTGCATATAGCAAAGCAAGTACTCCTTGGATTCAATCACAAATCATTGGTAATGATAAATTAAACTTATTTAAAGTTCATACCTTAACTGATGGTGTTGATGCAAACACTGCTTACAAAGTAAGTGTTATCAATAACATTCTACCAGGAGTTGATCCAGGTTCTGATTATGGTTCATTCAGCTTAGTAGTTCGTGAATACACTGACACTGATCAAAGACCAGTAATCTTAGAAAGCTATACTGGATTAAACTTAGATCCAGATTCATCTAACTATGTTGCTCGTAGAATTGGTGACAAGTCTTATTCAGTAAGTACTTTAGGTGCAGTAAGCATTGTAGGAGACTATGATAACGTATCTAAATACATTAGAGTTGAAATGGATGCAGCTGTAAATACCAAATCTATCACAGCTAATGTTAAGCCTTTCGGTTTTGCAGCAGTGGTACAACCAGTATCTTCAAGCTACACAATGCCAACAGCATCTTTTATAACTCAATTAACTCAAATCAATGGTGCTTACAATAAAAAAGCATACTATGGTTGGAGCTTTGATGCAATGGATAATGGAAACTACCTAAAGCCATTAGCAGCAGGTACAGTTGCAAACGGTAACGCTTATAACCTAGATGAATCATTTATTCACCCAAGTGCATCAGCAACTAACTCAAGTACTACAATTGCAGCAGGCAAGAGTGTATCTGGTTCAACCTTTGCAGGATTAGACGTTACTACCTTCTTAAAGTTCACAGTACCTTTCCAAGGTGGTTTTGACGGAATGGATCCAGCAATTGCAAAAAATGTTGGTTCATCAATCACAGCTACTAACGTATTTGGTATGGATTGTTCAACTGCAACCTCTGCAGGTTCAGTAGGATACATCAAAGCTTTAAACGTAATCAGCAACTCTGACGAATATGACATCAATCTACTTGCTACTCCAGGTCTTACAATTGCAAATCATGCAGCCGTTATCAACAAAGCAATCGAAGTTGCTGAAGATAGAGGTGATTGTTTTGTAATAGCAGATCCAGTTATTCAAGGTCAATCAGCAGATGCAGCAGTAGCAGCAATCTCTACAAGTGGAATTGATTCTAACTATGTAGCTGCATACTGGCCATGGGTTAAAATCTTAGACACAAACAAAAACAAACCAGTTTGGGTTCCACCAAGTGTTGTAGTACCACGTGTAATGGCTTACAATGACTCAGTAGCATATGAATGGTTTGCACCAGCAGGTTTAAATCGTGGTGGTATTACTGAAGCAGTTGATATTGAATTAAAACTCAATCAATCCACTCGTAATGACTTATACGAAAACAAAATCAATGCAATTGCAACTTTCCCTAGTCAAGGAGTTTGTATTTGGGGTCAAAAAACACTACAAGCTAAGCCTTCTGCTTTAGATCGTATTAATGTAAGACGTTTGATGATCACTTTGAAGAAATTCATTGCAAGCTCAAGTCGCTACTTAGTATTCGAAAACAATACTACAGCTACTCGTCAAAGATTCATTAACATTGTAACTCCATACTTGGAAACAGTAAAATCTCGTCAAGGTTTATACGCTTTCAGAGTTGTAATGGATGAAACCAACAATACACCAGATGTAATCGACAGAAACATCATGTATGGTCAAATCTACTTACAGCCAGCAAAAGCAGTTGAATTTATTATATTAGATTTTAATATCCTTCCAACAGGAGCAACTTTTACTAACGCGTAATATTTAATATAAAAGAACATGGCTAATTTAATAGAAAATAATTCAATCTTTTACACACCTTTTGAACCGAAGGTACAGAATAGATTTATTTTACAAATTCAAGGCATTCCAGCCTTCATTTGTAAAAAAGTATCTCGTCCACAAATTGATTGTGGCGAGGTAGTTTTAGATCACATCAACATTCAACGTAAGTTGAAAGGTAAGTGTAAGTGGGGTGATATCACTTTGTCTTTATACGATCCAATCGTTCCATCAGGTGCTCAAGCAGTAATGGAGTGGGTTAGAACAGCTCACGAATCAGTAACTGGTCGTGATGGGTATGCAGATTTCTACAAAAAAGATTTTGATATCTTTGTACTTGGACCAGTAGGTGATAAAGTTGAGAACTGGAGCGTTAAAGGTGCTTACATCAAAACTGCACAATTTGGTGATATGGATTGGGCTACTGAGACTCCGGTTGAAATTGCTCTTACCTTAGGCGTTGACTATTGTGTACTTGAATACTAATAGTTAAAACAAAACTAAACTAAGAAAAGCCAGCAGAAATGTTGGCTTTCTTTTTTATATTGCGTATACTTATATTAAACTACATTACATTAAAAAGGTTTTAACATTATGAGCAAAGTTGTAAACGACGATTACCCCAACAGTGTGCGTCTAACAGACGAGGAGATCAAAGCTAAGTTCTTAGCAGAGTCCACAAACACTGGTACAGTGGAAACATTTCAAAAACTAGATGTTCCAACTGAAATCATCGATCTACCAAGTAGAGGGTACTTCTATCCAGAAGGACATCCACTATCGTCTGGAAAGATTGAGATGAAGTACATGACTGCTAAAGAAGAGGATATCTTGGCATCACAAAATCTTATTAAACAAGGTGTTGTAATTGATAAACTATTACAATCATTAATTGTTACTAAGATTAACTATAACGATCTATTGACTGTAGATAAGAATGCAATTTTTATTGCAGCTCGTATTCTAGGTTATGGTAAGGATTACGAAGTAGAGATTGCATGCCCAAGTTGTGGTGAAAAATCTAAACACGTTATTGACTTACAAGAGTTCGATGAGAAAGAAATTGATTGGACCAAGTTTACAAAAGGTGTATGCACTCACAAGTTTGTATTGCCAATTAGCAAAAAAGAATTAACACTTAAGTTTTTAACTCATGGAGATGAGAAAAAGATTGAAGATGATTCTAAAGCAGCTAAAAAGCTAAACAAAATTATAGGATCTGATTCAGACTTAACAACTCGTCTGAAGCATATTGTAGTGGCAGTTGATGGTAATAATGATCCAGCAGTGATTAATAAGACTGTAGATACAATGTTATCAAGAGATTCACTGACATTACGTACATATCTAAAGGAGAATACTCCAGACGTTAACACAACCTTCACATTTAGTTGTCCTAATTGTGATTATGAGCAAGAGAACATGGCCTTGCCCATAGGAGTCGGGTTTTTTTGGCCTGGGGTCTGACTATAGGCCCATCCTATACGACCAGATATTTGACCTTATGTATTATGGAAAAATGGGCTGGTCATGGACAGAACTGTATAACTTACCGGTGTATCTCAGACGATATTATTACCTCAAGTTATCAAAAATTAAGAAAGATGAAAACGATGCTGAAAAAGCTGCTTATGACAAAGCTAAATCAGGCGGAAGATAAAGATAAAGAGAGCCAGTTAATCACTGGCTTTTCTTATTTACAAACTATTTATATATAAAGTATTGCATAATGAAAAAATCAGATATACATAAGATTATACACGACGAAATCCAAAATCATAGAATTGAGGAAGGTATAACTAGCTGGTTATTAGACAAAGCTGAGACTTTTGTAAAGAGTCATTTTAATCATGCAGCAGATTATCAGTATGCTAGAATCATTAACTCACCAGATTTTAAAGCACTATCAAAAAATTTTAATATGAGTGAGAAAGAGTTTACAAAAAGAGCTACTAGTTTAATCAAACAGAATCCACAAAAATTTGCTGACTTACTAGCATACGATGTAAGAAAAGGAAGCTTTAGTAAGTACTTTAAATAATGGGTAAAAAAAGAGCAGATGATCTTATTGACCTTGATAGCTTAGAAAGTAAGCTGTCAAAAGTTATTGCTGGTGCCTTTAAAAAAGGGACTGATGACGCTTTTTCTGCAAAATCCTTCATGAAAGATCTTAATGACCAAATGAAGGCGTATACTAAAGAGCAAGAAACTCAATTATTTAATGATAGGGTTAAAGCTTTGTCATTAAGAACTGGCTTAGATACAAAAGAAATAGAACTTAGACTGCTTGCAAAGCGAGCAAAAATGGAGAATGACTCCTTAGTCAAACAACTAGAAATGAATAGGGTTGCGAAATTTGCACTGTCACAGAGGGCTCAGAACCTGGTCTCACAGCTTAAAGCTCGAGGTGCTGACGAAGAACAAATTAAAAAGGCACAGAATCTATTGTACCTATATAGAGGCCAAACGGAAGCAATCGTCGACCAGCAAAATGCTCTGGGAGATCTAAAAAAGGAAAACGCACTAATAGAAGAAGCTACTAAGGAAAGACTCAAGCAATTAAAAATAGAAGCAGAAAAAGCAGCTCTCCAAGCAAAGCAGGATGCATATGCTGATAAAATAAAAGAGGTTAAAAGTGCTCTTTTAGGTCAATTTGGCATCACAGAGAAGATAATAGATCAACTCAAAACACCAGAACTGGCAAAAGCTATTTTTGCTCAGCAAATGATAGAAAAGATAGGACAAGCTACAGATACCTTCAAAGAATTTAAAAAACAAGGTCTATCATCAGCACAAGCAGTAGAAGCTGGAATTAAAAGTTTTTCTTTTAAAAGTTTAGTAGGACTAGCAGACAATAAAGGTGTGATGAACGGTATCATCGAACAATATGGTAACGTGAATGCCTTGAGTAGTGAACTTGTTGATAATCTAGGCGAAATGGCTCATCAGTTTGGAATATCTGGAGAAGAGGCTTTAGCCTTAAACGCTTCACTATCCCAAATGCCAGGCGAAACTTCACAATCTGCAGCAAACTCCATGAAGCAGGTAGGTGCAATGGCTAAGCTGCAAGGAATAGCTCCAGGTAAGATAATGAAAGACATGGCCAAGAACACAGAGGCTATGGCATTATTTGGCAGTAGAGGAGCAGTAGCGTTTGGTAAGGCAGTAATTGAATTACATAAGATGGGTGTTGAACTTAGTACATCAGTCAGTATGGCAAAAGGATTGCTTGATTTTGAAAGCAGTATTAATGCTCAAATGGAAGCTTCAGTGTTATTAGGTAGAGAAATAAATCTAGACAAAGCACGGGAGATGGCACTCAACCATGATATAGAAGGTGCAACTAGAGAAGTATTAAGAAATGTAGGAGGACAAGCTGAGTTTGGTAGAATGAACATGGTTCAACAAGAAGCCTTAGCTAAATCAGCAGGTATGACTACCGAGCAATTACAAAAAGCGTTAGATGCACAGGTAGAGTCGAATAAGTATTCTGGAGAAAGTGCTGGTTATTTCAAAGAACTCTTAGGTACTACTGTGGATTGGTTAGGAGCTGTTAAGAAGGGTACTGGTGAATTAGGCCCATTACTCTTTTCTCTTTACCAAATGGTAATGCAATACAAGCTAATAAATGCTCTAAAGATGAAGAGCAATGCAATTCCTGCAGGAGGTGGAGCTCCACTTGTTCCTGGTGGAGCTGGTGGTGTAGGTGGTGCAAGTGCAGTAGGTAAACTAAACGTTGGATCTATGTTGCAAGGTGCAGCAGCATTGCTAATCGTAGCAGCAGCATTGTTTGTAGCAGCAAAAGCATTTCAAGAATTTGGCAGTGTTCCAAATTGGGAAGCTGTTGGTAAAGGATTATTAGCATTAACAGGAATGTCGTTAGTGGCTGCAGGATTAGGTTTGTTAGCACCTGAAATAATTGTTGGATCACTTGCTATAGCTATCTTAGGCGTTGCTTTACTACCATTTGTTGGTGCAATGTCTTTACTTGCAGGTTTAGATATAAAAGCTGTAGAGGCAGCTGGAAAAGGATTAGAATCATTTGCAGGATCAATATTTGTATTAGGAGCTATTATGATGACTGGTATTGGTGCTTTCATATTTGGACTTGGTATACTAGCTTTGATAAATTTAGGTCTAGGTATAGGTGTATTTGCCGAAAACTTATCAAAGTTAGCAAAACAAAAAGAAGGATTGGGAGCATTAAGAGATATAGCTACATTAGGTGGTATAGGTGTTGGAATAGGTGCTGTAGGTATAGGCTTAGACATGATAACCACAGCATTAGGAAAAATGAATAATGCAACTCCTCCAGTAATAGATAAACTTCTTCAATTAGCTGCATCAGCACCTAAGTTCCAAGAGATAGGAAATGCTCTAAGTAATATAGCTAGTGGTGGTGGTGAAAAAGACAAAGAAGATAAACTAGACAAGTTGATATCAGCTGTTGAAACTCTTGCATCCAATATACTTAATAAGAAAGGTGATGTTACAATCGACGGTAAAGCAATTGGTCATGTATTAGCACCAATTATAAGTAAAGAAATTAATTACGCTATCAGATCATAATGGCAAAACTATTTAAAACTATAAGTTTAGAAGAGCGCTACAATAGTAGCATTCACAATGAGTTGCCAGCCAAAGTAAAAGCTGTAAATCAAGGTAGTATCCTTTTACAACCAGCCAAGCCATCCAAAGAATTAGAAAGTGCTTTATTAAAGACTCTTCCAAATGCTGTTGAGCAAAACAATGCTATATTAAAGGGAATGATAAAAGGACCTGCATCCATTCCACCATTTGTTAACACAAAATTTAGATCTGCAATTAGTTTAGCAGATAGATTATCACAACCAAAAATAGGAAGTACATCTCATTTAGGTGAATACTTTTTATCAGACGTACATACCAAGTATATTAAGATAACTCCATTTGGAATTTTTAACCACACCAGTACTACTATAATACAACCAGTTAAAACTAATATTGCACAAGGAGGTCAAAACCCAATAATATTTAATCCTATATTGAGTCAGGGATTGATATATGCTAATGGAGTTGCTAGTTCTTTCATAAATGTATTAGTACCGACTTATGATAGTCTACTACTACAAGGTACTTTTTTTGGTAATGGAGTTTACCAATCATTTACCAACACAATACTTCCATTAGGAGTTAATCAAGGACCTGGAACTAATCCAATACTAGCAATTACTGTGCCTTTTCTAGCTCCTTTACAAGGTCCTGGAACTAATCCAGTACTAGCAATCACCAACGCTGCAATACTAACAATACAAGGAACTATAACTACCAACAATATTGTAAAGTCTGTTATAACTGTAGTACGATCAAGATTGTCTGGCACTATTCCACAAAAAGGTAATGTGGTATTAGGAGTGCCAAAAAGTATACCTTTACTGGAAGATTACACTACTGAGTGGTTTGATTCATTTAAAGGAAGGTTAGTTTCCCAAGTTGGATTAGGAACACCCAAAAAAGAACTAGAGCTATACAGTAGTGTTGTTATAGGTATTCCTAAAAGTGTAGTCCAATTAGAAGACTATTCAACTAGATGGTTTGATTCAATTACAGGTCAAATGGTTTCTCAAACCGATTTAGGTACTCCAAAAGGTGGTTTAGAATTTGTACAAACTAGACAAGTTTTAGCATTATCAAAAGAAGAACAGTCACCAGAACTTAATCAAATAACTTTTGAACCTAAGTATACTTTTCCAGTACTCAAAGCTCTAAGATACGCAGCTGATAGAGCATTAGCAGCTTTTTCACCAACAGTAAAACATGGTAGTTCTGGAATACCTACATCAGTAACAAAGGAAGGTTCAACATACTTTCAAGATAATATTAAAACTCCACTAAGTATAGGTGGATCCAATCCTGGCTATAAAAGCGAAGTTGAGACTTACATATCTAAACTGAAAGAACCAGTATTTGATCCATCTAGTAATAAAGCTATTGGAGTAGATTATACAAGACTAGGTGAAGCAGGAAAAGATCCAGTAACAAGGCCATTTAATGAAATTGTTGAAGATGGAGACTTCATACCACTAGCCAATGCCAATAAACTAGTAAATGATACTGACGAAGGGGCAACACAACAATCAACATACATAAAGCGGGAAAATGTCAAAGATTTACCTTTAAGTTCAAATTATGCAACTCTAACCTACGATCAAATAATAGAAAAAGCCGGATCTACAACTCCACGTAGGGATTTTAGACTTGACGTTAGTCTTGGCAAACTAGACACAAATCAAAAAATAGTTAGATATATTGACAATGTAGATCCAGAAGCTTATATAACCAAAAATGGTTCAGTAGAGCAGAGAAGTCCTCTAAACGCAGTAGTTAATGATGATCGCAAATCAGACTTTATTACCTTAAAAATTGGATCATTAGGATCAAGTAATCCTGTTGTATTTAGATCTTATATTACTAATTTTAATGATAGTTGGACAAACAATTGGGAAGACACTAAACTATTAAACAGGTTAGAAACTATACACTCCTACAGAGGTACTGTAAGGGCAGGCAGTATAGCTTTCAAAGTACCAGCTCTATCGAGTACAGACATGGATATTATCTATGGTAAACTACAAAGCTTAGTGAGGGTAACATCTATTCCTACAGCTCCTAGAACAGAAGGAACAATGATGAAAGCACCTATATGCAGTTTTACTTTAGGAAAGTGGTACATAAATACTCCAATAGCAGTAAACTCGGTTAAGTATGATTTGCAGATGGCTGAATACGCTTGGGATATAGATAAACAGTTACCACAAATTGTAGACGTTTCTATGGACTTTAAATTTATTATTGGTATAAATGATGGCAATGCAATACCAACAGCAGGACTTATACCATTTGCATAGTATGATATACAGATACGACAATATAGCAACAAAAAAAGATGATAGTGGTAAAACAGTTGTTAAACCAACACTATATCCACCTATACCAAGAAGTGTAGATGACATTTATGTCAGAACAACACCAGGAGATAGACTTGATTTATTGGCAAATATTTACTATGGTAGTGTGGGTTATTGGTGGATAATAGCAGAAGCTAATGGAATTGGAAAAGGCACAATGACAATTCCACCAAACCAACAACTACGAATACCTGCAAGCATACTCCAAGTTCTATCAGACTATAAGGAATTAAATAAGTAAAGTTATGACTAACCCGTTTAGTAAAAAACAAGTACCAATAAAAACTCAACAAGAGTTAGATAAACGTGCAAAAAACGTTTTATATCTTACAGAGATTCAAGGAGCTCATCCACAAATTCGTATAACGAGTATGTGTGATCAATGTACAGTGGCTAGTTCAAAGAATCCCATAACTAACGAAGGTATTAGATATGATAAAAGAGTTAACAATACTCTAAGATCAAGACAGGAGTTAGCTAATGAAGGAGTTGGTGTTGGTGCACCATTATATGATCCAACAACATATTCACCTTACCCAATAGTAACAGAAGTTAAAGTAACAAAGCAAGGTGAATTAGGAACAACAAGAAAGACCACTATATCTATAACAGCCTATGATGATGATCAATTACTAGAACTACAAAAGTGTTTATTTATTCCTGGAATGAGTGTTAGGGTAGAGTGGGGATTTTATATGCCAATAGCACCTGCTAAGGATACCGAGACTGATAATACTGTTAATAGTCTCATATTACAAGAGACTAAAAAAAACCCAAACTATGAAGGTCTACAAGGACTAGTTACTAACTTTAATTATAGTTTAACACAAGGACAATACTGGAATTGTAGTGTGGAAGTAATATCAGCTGCTGAAGCTCTTATTGGAGGATCTACTGAAACTCCTTGCGTAGATTCAACAACTAACCCACCTAGTCTAGGTAGCAAATGTGTACAAGAAGTAAAAGGTGATGAAAATAAAAAAGCTTCCGAACACAGATCTCTATTATATAATTATTTATTCCAGTTAGCAAGTACAAAGAATCGAACAAGTACTAGAGGTAAAATGCGAGCAGAGTATAGAGATCAATATGGCTTGCAAGCATTTACTGGAATAGAAAATCTTAAAAACGTAACACGAGCATTGGGAGGAAATCCTGAAGATGTTTCTTTTGAGGTTCACCAATACACGGGAGATGTGAGAGATGCAAGTGGTGGTAGTGGTGGTCTTCTTGGAGCACTTGGAAGTCTCTTTACATTCAATTTTGGAGCAGGCACAGATGAAGTTTATATGACTTGGGCTGCATTCGAAGCTGCGGTAAATCTATATAGCTTTCCCTTCGATTCCAAGGAAAAAAGTTTTACAAACGGATGTCTTGATAGTAGTCGTGTTATACTATCCTACCATAGATTGCTAGAATCAACTGATCCTCGAGTATGCATTATTCCAGGTACACCACTAGCAAGATACGTACTAGATAACGATAATCAAAATTCGCTAGAAGGCATACCCTCAGCAATAGTTAAGGAAGGTGATAAAGGCGGTGTAATGCTATCTAGAATTCGACTAAATGTTATCATGTTAATAAAACACCTGAATGCAGTAGAAGATGCTAAGACAGGAGACTTTAAAGTAAAAACTTTTATTACAAATGTACTAAACGAGATAAACAGTGTTTGTGGTGATTTATGGGAATTTGAAGTAATAACCAACAACGAGGATGAAAACTTTAAGTATCCCAAACTATCAGTAGTAGATATTAAATTTCCAGGTATAGGAAATCAAAAAGTACAAGTATACGATTTTCCTGGCAAGATTTTAACACAAAATGACAAAGAGACAAGAAGGTCTATATTGAGAGATATGAGCTTCAATATGAAAATGACTTCAGCCATGAAGACTCAAGCTTTGTACTCTGGTAACTATAAAAGTACAAAAGAGCTGCCAACAGCAGTAAGTACTGATCCAAAAAATCCCTGCCAAGCAGCAAGTCTTAGACCATTTAAAATTGGAGTGCTGGTAAACTCAAAGTTTTATACAAATTTAGCTCGAAAGCCTTTGGTGTATGCTGAGTGTGAACCATGCAAAAGTCCAGATCAAGTAAAGAAAACTTTTAGAGAGACTATGGAGGAACTTCAGAGTAAAGGTGTAACAGACGAGTCAACAAATCAAGCAGCAAGTTTACTAAGGCAAGAGTATGCAGATAGTGTATACAAAGGAGATGATCAACATTGTGCAGGACAACCATTACCATTTGAGTTAAGTCTAACAATAGATGGTATAGGTGGTTTTGGATTTGGTCAACTTATAACTTGTAATCGTATTCCTGAAAACATAAGAGATACCTATGACTGGCAAGTTACTTCTGTTGAGCATACAATTAATCCATCAGGTTGGGTAACACAAATCAATACAATACCGAGAATGAAACCTCAACCAATAAGAGAACGTCCAGTAGAGGTGATCAACGCTGCATCAAGTTTATTAGGAGTGACCTCATTTGTATCGGTTACTGCACAGAGCAATAATCAAAACCCAATAGCAACAACACCACCTACAACAAATTCAATACCAAACACAGGAGGAATTTTGTTTGATCAAAATGGCAATCCTATAACCTTACCATAATGGCAAAACTAACTAGTGAATATGGCGTAAGAAAAAATGACAACATCTACCTTTACACAAAAGGTGGTGAGTTTAGTTACGGAGGCATAAACTATGTTGGAGAGTATCACTATGATGGCAATGTTGCTAAAACAGGACCTACACCTAATGACAATGCGCAACTTCTACAAAGATACTTCGCAAACCCAGAACACTACATCTACGATAGAGCATTTAGATTTAAACCAAAAGTATTAGGCTTTGTTGATCCAAAGCCATACCTATATAAACCAAATGAGCAAGTATACTCAATAGGAGTAGATTCTCGATACTTTGTTGAAAAAATACAAGACAGTGAAAGCTATGCTATCGAGATAGATTCAGCACAGTTTAATCAAATAAACAAAACTGGTGGTATTGATGGGAGTATTCATTCATACACATCGATAGAATGGAAACTTACTGGATCAACACAAAGTATAACCAGATACAACCAATATCAGATAAGTATTGCCTCTGCAACAGTGCCAAGTATAGACTACGCTATAAGAAATTACCTAGAATACGCTAGAATCACTCTCGTTTGATTTTAACTTAAAAGTATGTATATTGTTCTACATGATCGTAGATAATATACAACAAATACAAAACCTAAAGAATAAGTCTGTGTTCTTATATCCTATCAAAAAGGATGATAGACTTCATAGGTGCAATAATCCAATTATAGGATTTGTTGTAATCGATACCCAATCAAAAGAAGCATATACAATTAGTAATGGACATCCTGATGGAATATTAAACGTATCTGATTTAGATTTCTTAAAAGATTCCAAGGTGTACTGCTATGACATATTATTACTGAAGTACTGTGGATACAATACAGATAGCTATGTAGATGCTCAAATGCAATATTATCTATTCACAAACAAACCTTACGAGTTAGATACTCCAGGAGTAATCAATCACTACACTAGACAATACCAAAACTGTCACAAGATAAACGATTTAGTGCCATTACTTAAGCATGAAGAGATTGCTTTAAGCATCTTCAGCGACATATGGATTAAGGATGAACAAGCAGGATTACCATTCTATCAACACCAATTACAAAATGTGTTTTATAATATTGAAAGACATGGCTTAAGTATTGATCCTACTTTGTTTGAAGAACGCTTTAGTAAAACCTTTAGTAGAGTTGGTAACTCATGTTACACACAATACAACTACTACACAACAACTGGAAGACCAAGTAATAGGTTTGGTGGTATAAACTTTGCAGCTTTAAATAAAGAGGATGATACTAGAAACTGCTTTGTAAATAGACTGGGCACTTTAGTTGAGATTGACTTTAATTCCTATCACCCAAGACTAATTGCATCTTTAATCGGATACGACTTTCAAGGTGAAAATGTATATGAACACTTAGCTAAACACTATAGTAATACTCAAACACCAACACAAGAGGATATTGAGAAAGCTAAAGAGATGACCTTTAGACAGATATATGGAGGGATACAACAACAATACATGCACATACCCTTCTTTGCATCTATCGAGGCATTAGCACAAGAGATATGGAGAGAAGCTAATAGCAGTGGGTACGTAGAAAGTCCTATATCAGGTAGAAGGTTGACATTAGCTAACTATCAGGATATAACTGTATACACGTTGTTTAATTACTTTATTCAGATGTATGAGACAGAACAAAACGTAACAATGCTTAGCGAGTTGTTTAAAACATTGGATAAAGATATTGTGCCAATACTATACACATACGATAGTATCTTATTTGATTTACCAAAACATAAGTGTGAGTTACTACAAGAGTCTTTAAATAAAGTGATACCAAGTCACTTTCCATTTAAAATAAAAACAGGTAGTAATTATAAGTGTTTACAGTAAACGGACATATTTATATTAAATAACTAGGTAATGAAAAAGTCAGAATTTAGAAAACTAATCCGTGAAGAAGTTCAAGTAGTTGTGTATGAGCAACAGCTCAATGAAGGCAAACTTGGGGACTTTCTGAGTAAAATTAAAAGTGCAGCAACAGAAGCAGCTGCTAAAAATTACGATGCTGCTGCACAGTTTATCGATATTAATAAGTTGAAAGCAAGTCCTATACAGCCAAATTCAATTAGCAAAGCACAAAAAGATTTAGAAACACAATCACAACAAATATCAGAAGGCTTTGTAGACAAGGTAAGGAAATTTGCAATGGTTGGTGCTAAGTTGGGTGTTGGAGGAGGGTTGTTTAGTGGTATAACTGCAATAGGATCTGCTGGCAATTACATAGATCAATCCTTTAACCAATGGTATTATAAAACAATACAAGGTATGGCTGAGTCTGATGTTATGAAGGTGATGACCGATTTATATGGAGCCAAAGCAGCTGAAGCGAGTATTTGGTTTAAGCTGGGTATGTACGCTTTCTTTGTATTCTTTGTGATAACTCTACTATCCATTGCAGTACTGCGAATGACTAAAAAAAGTACAAAATAAATGAAAAAATCAGAATTAGTTAAAATGATTCGTGAGGAGGTAGCAAGTATACTTCGTGAGAAGAGTATGAAGCGCAAGAACATCAAGGAAGAGGATAGCACAGATCCAGCATTAATGTCAGCACAGAAAGCAGCACTACAAGCTGATATTAAAGCCAAACAAATAGCACTAGACAACGCTAAAAAGAAACTTAGCAAATCACAATGAGACCTCAGCTACTTTGCACTTTTACTTACTTAGATAAACTACCAGTTAGTATTGGAGATATCTATAAAGCATATAGTGTTGATGATGTTGCAAATATGAAATGTTATTACTATATTCAAGCTCCTAACAATGTTGTTTGTATATATAACGTAAGTACTAGCGAAAGAAGATTAGGTAACACAATCTCTATCAATCGCAAAAAAGAAACTAACACATTCTACAGCATTAATGCAATTAATAGTTTAATTCGCATTTTAAACAATGGAGTATTAGATAAGACGTTCATTATCGAATGGAACAATTATAAAGACATGATGTTATTGGCAGATGGCCAAACAAACTACAAAACAATAGAAATAAAGGAATTGTCATATTAAGAGACAAAAAAGTACCAAACAGTAGACAAGCATTAGGGATTTAAAAAGTTAGCAACATAGTTGCAAGTAGTTAAAAGAATCCCTATATTAATAAAAGTCAAGTAAGTTTAACAATTAAAAACAAGTAAAAAAATGGCAATCAATTTAGATTCGATTAAAGCAAAGTTGCAACAGATGCAACAAACAAACAGTGGTGGTGGAAATAAGGCTAGCGAGCACATTTGGAAACCAACAGTAGGAAAAACTCAAGTACGTATCGTACCCTACGCATTCGACAAAAACAATCCTTTTCAAGAAATGTACTTCCACTATGAAATTGGAAAGCGTACAATGGTATCACCGGTATCATTTGGTCGTCCAGATCCAATCGTAGAATTTGCAGAAAAGTTGAAGAAGTCAGGAGACAAAGATGACTGGAAATTGGGTAAGAAGATTGAGCCTAAGTTTCGGGTTTATGCACCAGTAATTGTTCGTGGTTTAGAGCATGAAGGTGTTAAGTTTTGGGCTTTCGGTAAACAAATCTTTACTGAGCTACTAAGTATCATTTCAGATCCTGATTACGGAGATATCACTGATATTATGAATGGACGTGACGTTACTGTAGAATATACAGCAGCAGAGAAAGAAGGAGCATTTCCAACTACAACAGTACGTGTGAAACCTAACACAACTCCAGCAACAACAGATAAAGAAATTGCTGAGAAGATTGTAAATGGTCAGAAAAATCTTAAAGACTTGTTCACTGAACTAAGCTATGAAGAAATGACTGATGCATTGCAGAAATGGTTAGATCCAAATGCAGGAACTCAAGATGGCACTAAGCAATCTGGAAGTCCTATCACTGGAGCTACTACAGCAACCAAATCAGAAGATATCTCTTCAGCGTTTGATTCATTATTTAATTCCTAAGAGTTATGGCAAAGCAGACAAAAAAAGTACCTGATGAAATATCAGGCAGGGACGAACTGGCTTCATTATTAGCTGACAGTTTAAATAAACAGTTTAAAGACTTTAAGGCTGCTCATTTCCTAAGTGGAGAAGAAGAAACACCAACAGATTTAACAGAGTGGGTCGGAACAGGATCCACTCTCTTAGACCTTGCTATCTCTAATAGACCAAATGGAGGATTTCCAGTAGGTCGTATCATTGAGTTACAGGGTATGGAAGCTTCAGGTAAAAGTTTAATTGTAGCACATGCATTAGCAAATACTCAAAAGAAAGGTGGATTGGCAGTGTATATTGATACAGAGAATGCTTTGAGTGAAGAGTTCTTGACAGCTGTTGGAGTAGATGTATCAAACATGTTGTATGTACCTCTAGAAACTATTGAAGATTCCTTTGAGGCTGTGGAGAATATCATCGAAACAGTTCGTAAGAGTTCAAAAGATCGTTTAGTTACTATTGCATTGGATTCAGTATCAGCTGCAACTACTAAGATAGAGCAAGATGCTGACTATGACAAAGATGGTTGGGCAACTTCAAAAGCTATCTTAATGTCAAAAGCAATGCGTAAGATTACAAACATCATTGCAAAGCAGAGAGTTCTTTTGATTTGTACATCACAACTCCGTGAAAAGATGGGTGTAATGTTTGGTGATAAATGGACTACTAGTGGTGGTAAGGCTTTAGGTTTCCATGCAAGTTGCAGGATCAGACTTAAAGGTGTAGGAAAGTTGAAGAGTGGTAGTGGTAAGACGGAACAGATTATTGGAGTACAAACAGAAGCTCAAGTAATTAAGAATCGTATGGGACCTCCTTTCAAGAAAGCAACTTTCGATATCTACTTTAGTTCAGGAATCGATGATACAAACAGCTGGTTAACAATCATGAAAGATTATAGCTTACTCAAACAATCAGGAGCTTATTACACATTGGTGAATGAGATTACTGGAGAAGAGATTAGGTTTATGTCTAAGGATTGGAAAGGCATGCTGGAGTCAGATCCAGAGTTAAAAGAGTTTTGTTACAACAAGATATGTGATATCTTTATCATGAAGTATAAAGCTGAAAATGGATTTGATCCAGATTCAGTATCAGTTGATGATGGAGATTTGATAGATTAATGATAAACAAATATCAAGCGCTGATTAATGAGCTCAAGCTCAGACAAAGTGAAACTGGGACTATCCACAAAAACTCTAGGGTTTTAATTGTGGATGGTCTCAATCTCTTTATAAGAGCATACTCAGCGAGTCCCGTTACGAACGGCAATGGAGAGCATGTAGGAGGAATATCAGGATCACTATTAAGCTTAGGTCATGCTATCAAGAATATCAATCCAACTAGGGTTATTATGGTGTTTGATGGTAAGAATGGCTCAGCTCGTAGAAGATCAATATTCCCAGATTACAAAGCTAATCGAAAAGTAAAGATTAGACTAAATAGATCAGAAACAGTTGATAAGGAAGATAACCAACTAAAGCAGTTACTAAGACTAATTCAGTACTTGGAGATCATGCCCATCACCACTATGACTATGGATGGTTCAGAGGCAGATGATGTTATTGCTTATTTAGCAAATGACTATTTGGCTGTAAAGGATTCACAAGTATTTATAATGTCTTCAGATAAAGACTTTATGCAATTAGTAGACGACCGTGTTCACATATGGAGTCCAACTAAAAAGCGTATGTTCTATACTGATGATGTGATCACTGAGTATGGAGTACCACCAGCTAACTTTGCTATATACAGATCCTTAATTGGAGATGATAGCGATAATATTCCTGGAGTACCTGGACTTGGTACTAAAACTATCTTTGAAAGGTTTCCTAAGTTTACACAGGAAGCTATGAACTTGGATCAGTTTTTTGATTACGTTCGAGAGGTATCGGTAGGTAGTAAAGTCAAAATCTATAACAAAGTACTGGAAGCTGAAGCGGATGTTAGGTTGTATTTCGAGGTAATACAATTGGGCACAAGCGACATCAACATGAGCAATAAGATGAAGATTATTGGCATGATGGAAAAGCAAATAGAAAAGCTTATAAAAATAAAGTTTCACACAATGCTAATTGAGGATGGAATGACATCAGCCATTAAAAATACAGAAATGTGGTTGAGGGAAATTACTTCAAAATTAGATCAACATACCTTGGAAGATTAATAAATTATTAGTATGGTTACGATATGCAAGTAGAAGATACACTAAGCTTTTTTGGTACAGGATTTCAAAACAAAGTACTTACAGTTCTGTTAAGAGATAGAGCTTTCTTACAGCAAGTACACGATATCCTAGATCCAAAATACTTTTCATCGGAGTCAAGTCAGTGGATGGCTAAAGCTATTCTAAAGTACTTTGGTGAATACAAATCACCTCCAACATTAGAGGTACTAAAAGTTGAGTTAGATCAGATTGAAGTACCTATGCTTAAAACTACAGTAGTTGAGAACATTCGTGAGGTATTGAAGTTTGCAGAAGCTGAGGACTTGCAGTATATCAAAGATAAGACACTAGACTTCTGTAAGAACCAAAAGCTTAAAGCAGCAATCTTAAAGTCAGTTGAGTTACTTAAATCAGGTAAATATGATGATATTAAAAGTGGTATAGATGAAGCTATGAAAGCAGGATCTGATCGTAATATTGGTCATGAGTATATTGATGATATGGCTTTACGTTTTGTAGAGAACAAACGAAACACTGTGGATACTCCTTGGGATGTACTTAATGAGATTATGGATGGTGGATTAGGTTCTGGTGAGATGGGAGTGTTCGTAGCACCTGCAGGTATTGGTAAGTCAATGGCTTTAGTTAACATAGCAGCAGATGCAGCTAAGAAAGGATTAAATGTTGTTTATTATACTTTGGAGTTATCAGAAACCTATGTAGGAGCTCGTTTTGACTCCCACTATACTAACATACCTTCACAAGATCTAAAGTTCCATCAAGAAGAAGTTATAGAAGCTCTTAAAGGAATTAAAGGTAAACTAATAATCAAGTACTATCCAACCAAGACAGCTACAGTAAATACAATATCAGCTCACTTAGACAAGTGTGTAATGCAAGGTGCAAAACCAGATCTAATATTATTAGACTACGCTGACTTGTTAAGAGATACTGGAGTGAAAGGTTCTATAAGGAATGATCTCATGTTAGGTAACATCTATGAAGAGCTGAGAGGCTTAGCAGGTACTTATCAGATTCCAATTTGGACTGCATCACAAGCAAACAGATCAGCTTTAGAAGAAGATATTATCGAAGCAGACAAGATTGCAGAGTCTTATGCTAAGGTGATGGTTGCTGACTTTGTGGTGTCATTATCTAGAAAGACTGCAGATAAGATCTCAGGTACTGGTAGATGGCACGTTATTAAGAATCGTTTTGGTCCTGATGGATTAACCTTTCCAAGTAAGATGAATATGGCAACAGCTCACATCAATATCTACGCTGAGAATACAGTATTAGGTAAAGAAGCAAAGATACTAATGCAGAATAATGATGAGGTAATACGCCAGGCTTTAGCAAATAAATTCTCAGAATTAAACAGTTTAGTGAAGTAAACACTAAGGTAAACACTATTTATATA